GGGTATACCCTCCTATAAAACGAAAAAGATTAGCTTTGCCTTGAGCAAACCAAAATTTTAATTTTTTTCCTATGAACGTAACCACCAACGTAGTATTCGAGGTATTACAGAACTCGAAGAAAAGAATATCCGTTATGCAAGGAGGAACTCGTAGCGGTAAAACTTACAATGTCTTAACCTGGTTTATAGTTAGACTACTACAAGAGAAAGGCAAAACCCTAACCATCTGTCGTTCCTCTTTACCTTCCATCAAGGGTTCGGTTATGAGGGACTTTATAGAGATACTATCCAAGTATAAGCTATATTCAGAAGAGAAGCACAATAAATCAGAGAACTTGTACTTCCTGAATGGGAATACTGTAGAGTTTGTTTCTACTGACCAACCACAGAAAATAAGAGGTAGAAAACGTAACTACTTGTTTATCAATGAGGCCAATGAGGTTAACTACGAATCTTGGATGCAATTAGCTCTAAGAACTACGGATAAAATCGTACTTGACTATAACCCATCTGATTATTACTCATGGATATACGACAAGGTAATTCCAAGGGAAGATGCTGACTTTACCATCACTACCTATAAAGACAATCCATTTTTAGATAAAACCATCGTAGCAGAGATTGAAAGGCTTAAAGATGCGGACCATGAGTATTGGAGAGTTTATGGCCTTGGGGAAAGGGCAATCAGCGAAGCGACTATTTACTCGCATTGGAGAAGAAGAAGGAACTTCCCTGAAGGTGGAGAAATTTTTTATGGGCTTGACTTTGGCTATAACAACCAAACCGCACTTGTTAAATGTAAAAACTACGATGGCGATATTTATGTTGAGCAACTTATCTACGATACTAAAATGTCAACATCGCTTCTTATAGACCGATTAAAGTCAATGGGCCTATCTCGTAGGGATGAGATATTCGCAGATGCTGCAGAACCTAAAACAATAGCTGAGGTAAACAAAGCAGGGTTTAATTTGAAGCCAGCTATCAAGGATGTGTTCGCAGGAATAAACAAGGTAAAATCATTTCCGCTATTTGTTAAGTCGGAGTCTTTGGATTTGTTAGATGAGATTAAAAACTATAAGTGGAAGACAGACCATGATGGTAATACAATGGATGAACCTGTTAAGTTTAGAGATCACTTAATGGATGCTATGCGTTATGCCATATACACAAAATATGCGAAACCGAAGAGAGGTTGGATTGTTTAGGTTAAAAATTTGTTACTTTTGTAAAAATATCATATAGTGAAGTTAACGGACATACTTAGTGCGGTTAATCCTTTTAAACAAAAGGCAGCCCCTAGAATCAATACCAACCTAAATAACCCATTTGCTGATTTTGGAGGATTAATAAGCGGTAGAACGCTTTATCCTAATTTAGACTATGCAAAGTTCGTACAGGACTATGATAACAATAGCGAAGTCTATTCTATCATCAAACGTATTTCTAAAACCATATCAACAGTTCCATTTTACGTTTACAAGGTTAAGAGCAAAAAAGACTTAAATACTTACAAGGCAATGATGGCTAACGCATCAAGCGGAGCTGATGTTGCTAAAGCTGAATTGATTCGTGTAAAAGCAGTTGATGAGATTGCTGACAGTCCACTTAACAAACTATTAGAAAGACCAAACCCATATCAATCGTTTTCTGAGTTTTTAGAAAATATCATAGGATATAAACTTATAACAGGCAACTCGTACATATGGGCAAATAGATTGTCCAATGGCAAGGTTGCCGAACTTGTTACTCTCCCATCCCAATATGTCGCTATTATTAGCGATGGTACTATCAATGGGGTTGAAGGCTATACTTTTACATTAGTTGGATGGGATCAGTTGGATGCTAAAGATGTAATCCACTTAAAATACTTCAACCCCTACTTCTCAACCAATGGACAACAATTATATGGATTATCGCCTTTACAAGCTGCTTACAGAACTGTTCAACGCAGTAACGATGCTAAAGATACCTCTGTAGGTATGTTACAAAATCAAGGGCCTAAGGGTATCTTGTATGCAGATGAATCAAACGACTTTGGTCCTGAGCAAGCTGGTAAGTTAAAAGAAGATTTTTACAATCAATACGGAACTAAAAACAAGATAGTACAAAACGCAGGTCAGATACTTGTAGCAGGTGCTAAATTGGGTTGGGTAAACATGGGGTTATCTCCAGTTGACCTTCAGTTGTTAGAGTCTGAGAAAATCACGCTTCGTGAGTTGTGTAATGTGTACGGAGTAAACTCTGCGTTATTTAACGATCCAGATAATAAGACTTACAACAACATGAAAGAAGCTAAAAAGGAAATGCTTACACAAGTAGTACTTCCTGAATTAGTTTTGATTCGTGATGCTTTCAATAGATTCTTTGAATCAGAAATCGGACAAGGATATTATATCGATTTCGATATTACAGTATTCCCAGAATTGCAAGAGGATATGAAAGAGTTATCTGCTATCCTTTCTCAATCATGGTGGATTACTCCTAACGAAAAAAGACAGGCAATGAGATACGATACTGTTCAAGACGATGTCATGAACGCTATTTATATCCCTGCTGGTTACCTACCTATAGACGAACTAACTATGTTGCAGAATCCAAGAGATGCTCAGCAACAAGGTGACTATAATCTACCTCCTGTAAAGAGTGATGATTTTTTTTTGGAAAGTAAGGCCGATAATCTAGATGAAGTGTACGCTAAGTACAAAGAAGTTACTAATATGAGCTACTCAGAGTTAAAGACTTGGAGTGAAAGCGAATGCTCTAAAAAAGCATCGTTAGATAGAAGCCCTATAGAAAGAAACCTAAGATTGCTATCTAAAGCTAAAGCAGATTGGACAAGCAAAGATATTTCAGATGCTAACAGAACTATAAGCTTTGTAAGTAGGATGAAAGGTGCAGAACAAGGAGAACCTGCTGCAGAAGGATGCCCTTCTAAAAGAGATATATCACTTAAAAATTGGGCGTATAACCCTTCAAAATAAAAGTTATGGAATTCAAATCATTTGATGTTTTATTGAAAGCTTTCTTAAACGAATTTTCAACCAAAGCAATTAACAAGACAAACCCAAAAGGTATAGCTCATGCTAATTCATTAATCGCTAGCGGAGATGTTAAAGAACCATCAAGCTGGGAGCATCCAACAGCAGAGATGGAGAATTCTTACCTAGAGGCTAATGGTTGGGATAAGTTTGCACAATGGTACTTAGGGGTAGACACTAATGCTGATCCTGAAACAAAAGCTCATTATGGCTACGTTTATACTTCTGATTTTAAAACAGTAGATAGACAAGGTTTAAGAGCTATTCGCCAAAGAGCAGCTCAAAATAACCAAACTGCAATTTTTGCAGCAGCAGGAAAGATGATTGAAAAGATTGATGCTAAAAAGAATGGTTAATGCCAAAAATCATAAAGCCATCTCAACAATTCAACTTGCAACAAAAAATTGCAAGGAAGTCAGTATTAGAGTTTAGACCGAAAATACAAGAGGCTTTACAATCTGATTTTAATAAAGCTGCCGATTTAGTGAAGCATTTGGGAGTACAACAAGTTATCAATAATCAAAAAGGATTTTTTCACTCACAGAAGATTTCCAATATTTTACGAACTTTGTACGAAGGTACTGGTGGTTATACGGCTGCTAGATACCAAAAGATATTTGACAGTTATAAGAAGGATGAATCCATCGACCTTGATCCGCTAAACATCCTAGATGAATGGGTAGCATTTATGTTAACCTATTGGACAGGAATAAGTGGATTGAAAATGCAAGGAATAGAAAACACTACTAACAACGAAATATTCAAAATACTTAGTAATGTTATAGCATACGGAAAAGAGAATATGTTGTCTATAGACGAGCAAAACAAAATGGCTATTCAACTTCTTAGAGAAGGTAAAATAAACGTTTCAAGGAGTTTATTAATTGCTAGAACGGAATCTCATCAAGCTTTAAGCACAGGTGCGATTGGGGCAACACAAGGAATTAATATACCTTTGCTAAAACAATGGATTCATGCTGAATATGTTGGTAGCCCAAGATATTGGCATATGTCTTTAGATAGACAGACTGATCCTGATAGCGGTGGAGCAAGATTACCAGTGAATCAACCATTCCTAGTAACTACTCCAAACTACGGTGTAATAGAAATGCAATATGCACATGATGCAAGTGGTGGAGCAGTAAATAACTGCAACTGCCGATGCTGTACGGTGTATGTGGCTTAAACAAATAAATATGGGTAATTTTTATAGCAAAAAATCAATCGAAGGTGCTCCTATAGATATGGAGGACAATAGTAGAATTATTACAGTCTACTATTCTGCATTTGGTAACGTAGATAGCGATGGAGATGTAATCACTCCAGGTGCTTTTACAAAGACATTAAAAGAAAATGGTCCGAAGGCTAAAAACAGAGTATGGCATTTAATGAACCATTCTACTGACAAGCCTATTGCTAAGCCATTTGAAATGTCTGAAGATGCTTTCGGATTGAAGGCAAGTGTAAAGCTTCCTAATACAACATTAGGAAACGACTTATATGAGTTATATAAGGATGGTCATATTACTGAACATAGCATTGGATTCCAAACAATTAAATCACAAGCTAAGTCAGGTTATAACGAAATCAATGAAATTAAATTGTTTGAAGGAAGTTCTGTATTGTGGGGTGCTAACGCAAATACACCAACAGTAGGAGTAAAAAGTGAGATTAAGTCAACTCTAGTAGACGAAATGGGTAAAACTATTAAGTCTTTGAGAAATGGACATTTTACTGATGAAACTTTTGAATTGTTGGAACTTAAACTCAAGCAATTACAACAATATCTGTCTGAAATGGAAGATGAAGAGTCAATCTCTCCTGAGCCAACCGCCGAAGAGGCATTGCCAACTGAGGAAGAAGATCCGATGATTTCCGTAGAGATAGAAATAAATAAATATTTACAATCATTTAAAATTTTCAACTAATGGTAGAAGAAATTAAAAGTGCTTTCGAAGGCATCAAAACAGAAGTATCTGGAGCAATCGAAAGTGCAAAAGCTGAAAACGCAGTAGCGGTAGAAGGCTTAAAGACTGAATTAGAAGAATTAAAATCTCAAGTTGCTGTAGTTAAAGATGCTGCAGACAAATTAGAGGCAAAAAACAATCGTAAGACAATGAACGAAAATCAAGTAAAAGGGTTCAACCTTACCCTTGCTGATTCTATCGAGAAAAATGCCGATAGCATCGCTAAATTAGGTCGTGGTGAGCAAAAAAGAGCTGGATTCATTATGGATACTAAGACTGTAGGTACTATGTTAGAATCTACAAACTTAACTGGTGATATCACTCGTGAATACGCTAATCAAGTTTACGCTTTACCTTCTCGTAAAGTGCATTTAAGAAGTTTGTTACCAGTAGGAACAATCAATCAAGGTTTATTTACTTTCCCTTACGAAAGTGGTGGAGAAGGTGATCCAGCAGCTCAAACTCAAGGTAGCTCTAAAGCTCAAGTTGATTTTGACATCACAATGAAAGATGCTCCTGCACAATACATCGCAGGTTATGTACGCATTTCTCGTCAAATGTTAGATGATATACCTGCTATGACTTCTTTCTTACAATCTCGTTTGTTAGAGAAGTATTTAGTTGCAGAAGATGCTCAGTTATTAAGTGGTAATGGTACTGCTCCTAACTTACAAGGTATTACTGGTGTAGCAACTGCTGCAACTGGTGCTGCTACTGTAGATGTTGAGCAATTAGTACAAGCTATTGCTCAGTTAGAAAGCTCTAACTATTCTGCTACAGGTATCTTAGTTAACCCAACTGATTGGGCTGCTATCATGAACACTAAGAATACTAACTCAGCTTATAGCTTACCTGCTTCTACTGTAGTTACTACAAATGGTAACGTATCTATCGCTGGTATTCCTTTGTACAAATCAACTGCAATAGCAGTAGATAAGTTCTTAGTAGGTGACTGGTCTATGGGTGCTCAAATCATGCAAAATCAAGGTATCTCTGTTCAATTCTCTGAATTTGATGGTGATAACTTCACTAAGAACTTAATCACAGTTCGTGTGGAAGCTCGTATTGCATTCCCTATTTACTACGCCGGTGCGTTTGTTTATGGTGATTTCGGTAACGTTGCTTAATCTATAATTAGATTTACAATATAAGGGGGTAGCTAAAAACTATCCCCTTTTTGTTTACACTAAATTTTAACTATTTTTGTAAAAATTAAGCATAATGCAGATAGTAAGAGATGTAACAACTGTAGTAGCCCCATCGGCAACCATAGTTACTTTACAAGCAGCTAAAGACTACCTAAGAGTAGATTATAATGAAGATGATACTTTAATCACAAATCTTATTGAAACCGCTAGAATCAGATTAGAGCAATATGCAGGTATTGCCATGAGTGCTAGAACTTTAAAGGTAGTAGCTTATGTAGACGAGTTTATTGAGCTTCCTTATGCACCTATTAATACTATTTCATTGGTAGAATATTGGGATGGAGAGGCTTGGGTATCTATGTCAGTAGGAGATTATAATGTGCTTGGAGATACCTTTAAAAAGGTTTATATGACATCGCCTATAATGAGTGAATTTAGATTTACATATACTTGTGGATATACCACTACACCAGAGTCTTTAAAAACGGCTCTTTTGAAAATGGTAGGAGATTTATATGAATATAGAGAATCAAGTGTTGAAAGCTCTAAGCCTTCAGCTAACTTAACAACGGCTTACGAATTAATGAAACCTTACAAAAGGGTAAGTATCTTCTTATAATGATAGGAAAATTAAGAAATAGAATCACTTTTAAGAGCAAAACAAGCGTTTCTGACGGAGCTGGTGGCTTTGTGAACACTTTAGCTGATTATTACACTTGCTGGGCTGAAATAGTCAGAGAAACGAATAATAGAACCAATATAGCAGGTAAAGATAGTATCAATGATGGCATTACTTTTAGAATTAGATATACTACTTCTAAAACATTTACTAATGC